TTATGTCCCGTTCTTTCGCACCAGTCTTTGTACCAGTTATAAATTTCGTCACGCGTCATAGTTCCTCTGAAATTATAATCCTCACAGAATACCGAAACTGGATTAGAAGTAGTCTCGAACTGTTTCAGCATGTCGTTCTGGTCTGGTGTATCGGTAAAATATCCTACGAGTTGTAGTGTCTTATAACCATCATAGCACCAGTTGAATATGCCCGGAAGTTCTGCAATGAGTTTGGGAATAAGATTTATGTCCCGTTCATGCTGCAACGGGTCGTCCGGGTCCGGAGTTTCCACGAAACGACATGGAAAATTTATAAACTGGAAACGTCGGTTAAGGCCGTTGATAATATCAGCGGTTGGCATCTGGTTACAAGCGTAAATAAGTTTACAACGCGGGTTAAAGTCGATATGTGTCATACCCTTGTAACACGCTTGGATAGTTGTTCCGTCAGCGATTTTTAAAATCCACTCACGTATTTCGCCACGGGAGAAGTCGCTGTTTATATCTGCGCCGATGTTAAGCCATGAATCTTTCAAGCGTATGCGCTGGAACTCTTGTGTTAGGCCGTTAGGTTCGACGTGTGTTACGTTTTCATCGCCGTATATTTTTTGCAGAATTTCTAAATAAACAGATTTTCCGTTGCCACCGTCACCCATGAGGACGAAAACCTTCTGGTGTTTACAGTCTGGAAACAGAACATAACCACCGATGAACTGTAGATTTTCTGCTGAAATAGGCTCGTAATTCGTGATTGTTTGTATAAAGTCCTCCCACACGGGACAGCGCGCGTCCGGATCGTAATTATAGTTCATACAGATAGAGCAGTAGTCGGTTTCTGAGAAATCACGAAAGTTCCCGGTTTCGATGTCGAGAGTTCCGTTCTGGAATGTGATTACTGGTTTTCTGTCGAACTCGACCTTGCGAAGTGTACGGCCTTTAAGCAGATTGCACACAGCACCGATACGTTGAGCAGTGGAGAAGCGCTTGCCGTATAAAGTGTCGGCATAGTTTTTAATAATGGCATCGGATATTTTACGCCATCGCTTACCGTCCCACTCGTAAAAACCGACTTGTTCTATAAAAATAACGTTGTGTGTTTTTATTATTTCGTCTGCTATCATGGATTCCGTCGGAGCTTGTGTTGCTTCCTTCTGCAAAGCGTTAAGTTCTCGCTGAGTGAAGTTATCGGCGCAAGCCTCGATAATGCTTGCCAGAGTTGTTTCGCTTGTGAAACGATTCACAGAGAATATGAATTTTCTGAGTTCGTCGAGCGTTTTGCACTGACTGGCTAAGAACGGCATCCCCGGTTTTGCGTTTTCGATGATTGTTGATAACTTACCACCGTCGGCATAATATTCTGAAACGTCCTTGTATTGTCCGGGAACCTTGCCGACTACGAATGGAATTTTATTTTTAAACAGGAGTTGCGCCATATCCATAGAGAATTTATCGCCAGCGTGTGATTTTGCATCGTTGTCGTAAACTATAAGGATTTTTTCGTATCGCTTACATATAGAAATCACGGTTGATAGCTGGCCCTTTGAAAATCTGCCTGTTATAGCGGATATAACCGGATAATTTTGACACTCGAAGGAAACGGCATCGAAATATCCTTCTGCTATAATAAGTGTGTCGCCCTCGCGGTTAAGTGTCTGCATACCCCACGGAATGTGCTGACAGTGGTCGTCGATTTTTTGTTTACGATATTTTGAATCAGGGTAGCTGCCACCGGGCATAGCGCGTGTTGCATAGTAGCAAACATACGGGTCGCCGCTTGATGAAAAGTAGGGTAGGAATAGTCTGCCCCGTAAGTCGCCATCGGTTACACGGCCTATCATGAGACGGTCAATGTCCGCTCCAGTAAGTCCGCGTTGTTGCAGATATGAGCGGTCGTCGTCCGTAAGTGCAGCGTGATAGTGTGCTGTTTTTGCGTTCATGTTATGTGTATATTCCACCCAGCCATCGGGATGAACGTCTGCTACGCCTGTTAAATTCGCGAGTTCTCGGATTGCATCACCGCGATTTCCGTTGTGTGCATAATATGAACAGAACTCGATAACGTCACCGCCGATGCCTGAACCGTAATCGTAGAAAAAATCGTCCATAACCACGAAAGATGTTTTGTTTGTTGCACCCGCTCTGAGTGGTGACACACACCGGTCGCCAGATTTATGTATTGGTAAACCGATGCGCTGAGCATATTCCACGCAGGAAATACTTGATTTAATTTTCTGTATATCTACCATGTAATAAACCTCGCTTGCATCTGTATTTTTGTCGTCTGTCGCTCGCGTATTTCTTATAATCTCTGCCGTGGGATTCGTATTCGTCCGTAAACCATACGTGATTACATTCTAAACACCTGCGTTTTCTGTAAACGGCCTCACAGTCAGAGATTGAATCACAAACCTTAGAATTTCCACCACATACAGGACACGTCATTTTTTCTCACCTCTCTCGTATGCAAGACCCTCATATTTCAAACGATCGCTTTTGTACTGTTCTTTTGTTTTATAGAAAGAGCATTTTCCGTCTTTTACGCAATATAAATCATCCAGCACAGTACAATCTCTCATTTTATAGCCGAAACAGTCTGTCTTTGGTTGATAAATCATTCGTTTTTACCTCCGTTTTAATAATTTTTCCCGTGTTTATACGGTCTGGATTTATTAAATTCGTGTTTAACGCTTAAAATTTCATCGACATCAACACCAGCATAAGCGCACCAGTCAAGAATACGAATCAAGCAGTCTATCATTTCTGTAGCAATACCTTCCGGCTTACTGTTTTCTACATAAAAGATAGGTTTAGCTTGTCTATCTTCCTCCAAAGCCTCTGATAGTTCACTGTGACACAGTGCAACGACTTCCGCAAAGCTCCTTGGCTCGTCCCACCAGCCATGTTCTACTGCGTTTTTGTGAATTTCCTTCGCCCACTCATTAAATGTTTTCATATATTTTTCTCTCCTTAAAAATGTAATTTAATATCTGCCTCGTCAGCTAATACTTTCTCTAAATCTTGCCATTTGACATAACCTTTGTTGATGGAATCGGCAAGGTCTGTAACTCTGTCGTATAATCGTTTTAATCTTTTTAATCCGTACCCTTCCTTATCACGCATAACGGTGAAGAAGAGTATAATAGCGTATTTTAAGCCATCATTTGTAGCATCTTCTTTGATTTTGTTAACCTTCGACTGATTCAGATGCACAACGGGGTTTTTCTTTTTAGCCATTATGTATCACCTCTTTCTTCGGTTTGCGTAAACTCTCTCCATAGTGTTTTTCATAGCGGTCCATGAGGTAATTTATAAACTGTCGTTGTACCTCAAGTTTTGAGTTGATTTTGAAATATTTATCACATTGTCTGTCTATATAATTTAAGTCGTGGTTTTTACACAATAAATTAAACCACCTTTTTAACAATTCAGCCATTATGTATCTCTCCTTTCAAACACTTCCTCGAATGGTTTCCCTATAACTTCGCATAAGCGTTTTATCTGCTCTATTTTGAATATCGAATCGTGTTTGCCTTTTAGAAATTCTCTGAGCTTTACAATTGAACTATTATTCGGCCTCTGATACACTTTTCTACATAATGAGTGAAGACTTTCGTTTAAATGTTCTTTGAAATAATCATATATGCCCTTATACACAATGCTCTCAATGTTAAAGCCATGCCCTCTTATACCTTCGAGTTTGCGCTTGTAAAATGTAATTCGATTATGTACAGCTTGTTTGCTTATGCCAAAACTATCCCCGATTTCCTGATATGTAGCGCCATTTTGTAACATTTCGTAAATTTTTTTATTTTCTTCAAGGTGTCTCATTCTTTATCTCTCCTTTCTCCGTAACTGCAAAAGTCAACTTTGTTATAGGTTGATATATTTTGTTCCAGCACATAATCTCGTGTGGTGTGTACCATTTGCCTTGCACAATCGTCTTTATAATCGCACTTTTCGCATCTAACCACTTCCTCAACATCTGCCGTGGGTTGTAAGTTTATTCTTGAAACAATAGCAGCCACTGTCGCTGGTCCATATGTAAAAACACCACCATTGCCTGTGAATTCATTTATCAGTCTATCAGCATCAATATACCTTGCCATTGTTTAAATCCCTCACAATCTTGGTTATCGCACTTTCTATATGTCGTGCTTCACAATTTTTCGCTTCTTCAAGGCTTCCATATTTTTTGCCACACAGATCACATTGTGCTTTTACCAAAGTACCTGAAATAGCACTATTGATGGTTGATAGTTGTCCATATGCAATCAAGTGTGCCATCACTCCTCACCTTCCTTTCTCAAAAACTCAACGGCATAACCACCACCAAAATACTTTCCTGTTTCGTGACATTTCATTTTGACAACCATTGAACCACAAATATTGTACGGCTCTGACAATACTTCAAAAATACAATCCTTGTATTTTTCTTCTTCTGCACTTCCTACAATTCTCACTTTATCGCCTTTACTTATCATTCTTTTCACCTTCTTTTCTCAATGCAGCTTCCGCTTCCTCTTTGGTGAGAAATACTGTTTTGCCGAAATCATCAAATGGAATAAGGTTATAATTACCCAATATGTTTTTATAGACAACTGTATATTTTTCAACTGTTTCTTCTGTTACAAAACATCTACAAGCAGTTTTAGACATATCAACAATTCTATAAACTTTGTCTCCTGCCACAACAGGCGGTACAATCACACCATTTGCAAGAAGATAGTCGGCAAGGCTATCTGTATAATGGCTATCTTTATTTACTCCGCATTGGTCGCAAAAATGGTCATATTTTTTATTCAACAACTCAATCAATCTATCACGCATCTGATTCACCGCCTTTCTCGGTTGGGCGGTCGGCATCTTCAAATCCGATAACTTTCCCAAGTCCGTCCATAACAGAATTAGCCATTATTCCGCTTACCTCTTTTGCATCAATAATTTTAACATTATATCTTACGCCATTTTTTACGGCAAACACCTCAAAATAAACTCCGTCTTTCATTTCCCCTCATCTTCCTTTCTCATATCATCAATGCATTTGTCATATATGTCATTTACGGTGTCCGCAATCTTTTCAAGGTTTAATTTGTTGAAATCATTGTAATTGCATAAACAAAGAAACTTATCCATAAGTGCATCACGGAATTTGTCAACCGCTTCGTATCTATCCATTACTTTCATCTTCCTTTCTTTAAAATCGTTCTTTTATCGTTTGAATTGCGATTTTATTGACTATTCTTTAAGTCTTGCTTTTCTTTCAGCCAATAGACATCTTTCGTCTTTTAAAACATTTCCTTTACTGTCCGTTTCCAAGAATGGATAAAACACCTCACAATACGGTCTATCACTTTGAATGTTTAATCTCGGACATTTATGTCTTGTATTCTTTTTACAATAAAATCCGCTCGGACACATTAAATCAATAGTTTCTTTTATTTTCATATCCTCACTCCTTCTGCTCCGTCATTTCTTTTACAAGGTTGTCAATGTCGCTATCATAATAACCGAATAATATAGGTTTCAACCTCTCAGCAAACTCTTTTATTGCTCTCTCGCCTTCGGTTGAATATATGTCGCAAAAATCTTTCAACCTCTCAATCTCTGCTTGTTTGCGATTGATGAGGTCAAGAATATCTTGTTCATCAATTTCCTTGCAACCGTCTATTTCTTTGTTATAACAAGGACACTCTTTACATTTACAATCTCGGCAACACTTCAAAGCCTTTATAATCTCGTTATCTTTCATATAATTTTCCTCCCAACTTTTTCTTGATGGCTCTTTGCGTTTTTGCCTGTTCTATTAAATTCTGCATCGTCTTTTCTTTGTGAATTTTATTTGTTGTGTCCTTGCTTTTTTTCACCCAATCAGCATAATGCTTACAAGTGCAATGACAGCTTTCGGTTCTGTCTGAACAACCTAAACATGGTACGCTTGATTTTCGGTAGAAAAGCGAATTAATAAAATTGTCCATATCACACCACCTTCACTATGTCTAAAGCTTCTTCAATGCTATGAGCGCAACCGGTAATGGCACCGGCACGTTTCATAGCATCTAAGAATTTCTGTTGATCGTCTCTCGGTTCTTCACCGGGCATTTTCACTTCTATGTATATTGCCTTACCATCTGATATTCTGTGACCAAAAATATCCGCTTCGCCGTTATGCCCTATGTTTACCAGCGTTCCATACTTCGTATAGAACTGGCCGACAGTATGGTTTCGAGCCACACAACCGTTTTGGCAAAGGGCGACGATTATACGATTTTGAAGTTCCGTTTCGGCATTTATAGCAGATCACCTCGTTATATGTTTTACTTTTGCCATTTTCCACACCCAACCGGGAGCATAGCCACGTTCTCTTGCTATCGCCCATAAATCGTCAAGCGTTTTACATTTTCCTACTTCCATTCGCGCTTTTTTCTTTTTTGCTTCAATTTTTGCTGTTTCTTCTGCCGTAATACGTTGTAATTCTATTTCCTCGCGGGCTTTTATCTCTCTGGGGTGTAGTGGGTACTCGGCACCGCAAAACGGACAAACAGGAGCAGTTTTGAACGTCATATAACAACTGCTGCACGTTCTTATATAAAAATCCCCGTTTTCGTTTAACTGTTTTTTACGTTTCAAAGGCTCTCCCAACGACCACTCTCTGTCGTCGTCCGGTAAACCCACACGGGTATAATTTGCGACAAAATCTATTATCTTCGCTGTCTTGCCCGGCAGATACCTCATACAGCGCATCATCTGTTGTATTCCTAATGCAACAGATTCAGTAGGACGGAGGAGCATAGTACAAGAAATTTCGTCTATTGAAATTCCTTCGGACAACAGTGTACAGTTGCATAACACTGTGAGGCTCCCGTTCCTGAAACTTTCCATAATACGTTGTCGTTGTGCTGACGGTGTTTTAGCAGATAAGACTTCGGCGCTAATTCCAGCCTCGTTAAATTTTTCTGCTGTTTTTTTTGCGTGTTCAACAGATACACAATAACAAATGCTTTTCTCACCGAGAGCGAAACGCTTATAACTATCAACAACATTCCCGTAAATAGCCCTTTCGTTCATTAACTGCTCTAAGTCGGATGTTACATAATCACCACATACAACACGTAAACCGGAAGTATCTACCGTCGTTGGTGCGTAATACTCATACGGGGCCAGTCTGTTATGTTCTATCAACCATTTCACATCAACACCTGTAACAAGAGCGTTATATATGTCACCCAAAGGGCGAGAATCTAATCTTACGGGAGTAGCGCTCATTCCAACAGTGTGTGTGTCGTAGTATTCGATAACCTTGCTCCAAGTGTTACTTTTGCTTAAATGCGCTTCATCTACGACAAGTAATTGCGGCTTTTGGTGTTGTCCTAAACGTCTATATTCCGTTTGGTAGGTTTCAACTCTTGCGTTAATATTCAACGATGATAACAGTTCAATGTGTTGCTGCTTTAACTCGTTTCTGTGAACCAAAATCAATGTTTCGCCTTTTGTTCTACGAGCCATTTCAGCAAACACATAAGACTTCCCGGCTCCGGTTATCCGCAGGGCGCTACTACGAGCACCCTGCGATTACCCTCCTTAAAAGCGTTATAAGTTTTGCGAAAAAGGTCATCTTGATAATCACGTAATGTAATGGCCATCAATACGCCTCCTTTGTGGTGTGCTTACGATGCGTTCCATAGGCCAATTTCGTTTTACCCGACATCGGATTGTTGAATATGATATGTTCAGGATTTTAGCCCATTCAGCCATCGTGTGTGTTTCTCCTTCATATTCCAAAATTCTGTTTTTAGAATTGTTATTGGCTTGTATTTCCATCGTTACCCAACGGCAATTATCTGGCTCGTAATCCCCATCGTTGTCAATGCGATCAATGGTTAGATTATCTGCATATCCGTTTAATAAAGCCCAATTTTTAAAAGGAATAAATTCGTTCCACTCGTCGCATATTGTTATCCCTCTGCCGCCATAACGACCATAGCACTGACGTTTATTGTTTTGGCATCGTCTTTTCATATCTAACCATATCCCGTGCAGCCTTGTACCACACATATTATGCTTAGTGTGACGCTTTCGCGCAGCTTCCCGTTGATAACAACCACAACTCTGCGTTCTGCCAGATTTCAAATCTCCACCAACGATTTCGACTTGTTTTCCACAATCGCAAATACACACCCAATACGGAATTGTTCCTCCGTTATTACGTTTAATTGTTTTGCCACGTCTTACAACAGTTAATCGACCGAACTTTCGCCCGGATAAATCTATAAGAGTTCCCATTACACTTCAAAAGGCAAGTCGCTAGGCGTGTCAATCGGCGTAAATTCGTTAGAAGAAACAGGTGCCGTTCCATTGATAGGCGTTTTCCAAGCTGGTAACTTATCTTGGCGACTTTTGTTAATGCAGTATGCTACCTTTGCTGTTGTTGAATTGTTATATTCCTCATGTTTTACACGAACTGCGCCGACTGAACCTATCCACTGTTTACCAGTTCCCATAGCGGTATTTGTAATACCGAAACTGTTGAAAAATTCACCGAGACGCTGGTTTGTACGTTCTACGTTGCTTGCGTCCAGAACTATGTAGAACCATAATTTTGAATTGTACCCGTTTACTGATAATGTAATTTCGTAACCTTCGTTACCTGAGTTAAATTTTCTTTCGATTACGTCCTCAATTCTTACTCTGTGATCTCCGGCAGGAATAATCTGAAAATCCTGCTCCTTATACTGTGTTGCGTCAAAATTCCAATTAGCCATTTTTGTTTTCCTCCTTAGATAATGTTGCTTTAATAAATGTTTGTGTTAATTTAAGTGCCTCTCTCCTCGAAAAGCCGTCTAATCTTAACCGACTGTGAAATATTGAACACATATCGGCAAGTTTTTCAAACAATTCTTTCAATGTTTATGCCTCCTCACTTAGTTTTGGTATAGTGCTTGCCATATCAGCAGTGTGGAGTAGGAAAGCAAGCGGAAACTGCCTAAAGGCATCGTTTACAGCGTAGTTTCCGTTTTCTACTCCCATGTGACAGTTTATAGCCGCTATTTCTTCGTCGGTAAGTTTCATAAATTTTTGAATTATGAAAACACTTTTTGCCCCGTGACTACCGAAACACGTATCTTCTTGGAATGTATAAAACGGAACCTGAACCCACTGACCGAACTCGTTCTTTTTGTTTCGTAATTCCGTCTTATAGCATCCTACCTTGCAAATATCATGCAAAAGTGATACAATAGCTGCCGTTTCACCTGATACCTTTATCTCTGGATATGCTTTCAGTAAACGAACTAATTCATCGAAAACGTGAACGCTATGCTCACATAAACCGCCTTCGTATGGTTCGTGATACTTTGTTGATGCTGGAGCAGTCAAGAAATCTGTGTTTTCAATCCAGTTAAAAAGTTCTTCCGCTCCGGGTCTTTTTATGTATGTTGAATATAATTCTGTAAATCTTTCCCTGCTCATTTCTTAACCTCCGGTGCGACAAAAGCATTTTCCGGCATACAGGATTTTCTTAAAAATAACTGATCCTTTGCCATAACAGTAGGGCCACCTTCCGTAACATAAAACCACTGTTTAACATTCTGCTTATCATTAGCAGATGTTACATAAGCCACGATGTTACATAATCCGCATACTTGTTGTTTGATTTTTGCCGGGAGCATCGGTGATACTCTGTTTACGACTTCTCCTGTCTGCAATGTAACTGTTTCAACATCCTCCCAGCAGTTGAATGTAACGTTTGTGTCACAAAACGCAGCCTTGCGGACAAGAAATTTGACTTTTGTATACACTGCAAGGTAATATTGTCTTATGTCGCCAGAAAAGCCGTTTTCGCGGATTTCAACGATATATGCGTCAATCAAATCAGTAAGACAGTC